AACCCCTAAGCACAGTGCTTGGGAGGATAATTCTCGAGAGAAATTCAGCTGCTTGGTTGGAGACTAAAGATTTATCCTTAGACACTTCAACTCCTAAGCCGTTCATGATCCATTTGTAATGGTGAAAGACCTGCTCGTCGAAGAGAACAAGATCATCGCCCACCATACAGTAGTTGAGAGGCACGCCACATAAAACATGGCAGCCGACAACTATTGCATGATGGAGGAAGAAAGCGGAAGCGAATGAAGGGCCAAGCCCAAGAGGCTGACCGACAGTCCACCCGAAGGTGGCACGCCAGTCAGACTCTTTGGTATATGGATAGATCCCATCAGTAGAAGGTAGATATTTCGCTACCTTCTTTAGATTAGGGATCCATTCAACAGGCAACTCCCATTCACCGGCTGATATAGCTTCGAATGCATCCGTCCAATATTCAGGAACGCCTAAGCGGCGTAACAGATGAATCTGTAACGAGAGTGGAAGATTATCAGAAGCATTGGCTAAATCAATTGAATAGGCAGTCTTGCCTGATTTCAATTGAGATCTAGCATACTCCACACCGCCCTCTTGATTATAAACATAATCATTGGGAAGGTGGCGTAGCAGTGCAAACAGGTAATCCTTAAGCGGCTCCATAGCACATTGATGCACCCGGTAAGGGTTAGCAACAATACGTGCCTTGTAGCCAGGCTCTTGGATGATTCCTATACGACCAGATTTGCATCTGGTAGTAGAGTTATCTTGGGTCCAAGTCATCCCGCGCCAAGTGTCTTCAAAACCCCTAAGTACTCCGGAATACACTTTCCAGTGTTTTTCGGTGAACAACGGACGTAGCGAAAGCACTTGTATGCTATCGATCACCGACTCATCCTCGATGGATGAACCCATATAAATCGATGGGTTAGGTGCTCGACGCGTAGGTGACCCACGAAAATCAGCGGCTGCAGAGCCGGTGGTTCCCGTGAATTTTGGAAAGGAAAACACAGAGAGAAAGTTCTCTATCAGAACCTTTGCTGCCTCTTCATAATCGCGGTCAACCGGTTTCCGGTTGGCAGCCTTGATGAACTTAGCATACTGTCTTGCAGTCATCCTGGGCAACTTTGGCTTGATTTCATATACCATAGAGGTGTAAACCATTATGGCATTCCAGCATTTAAAAAGGTCACGTTTACCGAACTTCCATAAGACCGATAAAGGTCCTTTTGGACGTCCGTTAGGGTGCTTCTTAAACCACGGAAGATCATGCGGAAGCCCCACCAGATGGTGGAGATAGGCATTCTTGAGCAGTTTAAGTCTAACGATAGTTTCTTCCTCACCAGAGCAACGAACCCATTTTGCAATGAGTCGCGAAATGGCTAGTGCCTCACTGTGTGTGAGACCAACAGCTATCAGACGTGAGAGGGATTGGCTTTGGCTATATTGTTTCGCCACACCGTCCTCCTTGCGGATATTCGGATAAGCCCCCTCGCGGGGTGTCTGATCCACAGACAACATTAGGCTGCCGGGCGAAAGCCC